TAAAGAAGAGAATAAAAGAAATACAGTTAATGCGCACAAAGCTGTTAAAGGAAGTAAACGTACTTTTGAAGACCTTTATAGACGAGCTAAGGGAGTTGAGAAACATCTTTCCAATCAGAGTATCTATGAGATTAAACTTCTTGAGCAACTTAAAAAGAAAGGAATTATTGTGAGACCTCAAGCTACTATTGGAACGTATAATATCGACATTCTCGCAGGCAATACCATCGCCGTGGAAATCTACGGAGGAGGTTGGCACAGCAGAAAAGACCATACTATCAGAAACAACTATATCCTCAATCATGGCTTTGATAGACTTGATATTTGGGTTGGTAGTATAGGCCATCTTTTCGAAATCGCTGCTTGTGTGGATAAGATTGTCGCTATGATTAAGTTGAAAAGCCTTGACCCATCCTCTTTGCGTAAGCATGAGATGATTTGGAGTGACGGAACACTTAGAACCTTTCTGCGTCGTGATAGTAACAATAGGCCCATCATAGTCCGCAATAAACTTGGAAGATACATTAAACCCTAAGACCTCTTGACCTCCAAGGATACAATTAGGATGAAGAGGAGTATCTCCCACGCCATCGTCAAACTCTTCTCCCTCTGCTACATTAATAACAACTCCATCAAGAGCAGCGCATAACTCACATGCTCCAGGCCCTGCTTGCCATTCAAGCCTAGTTAAACCCATTTTACCAGCTACATCAGCTCTGCCTTGTGACCACATACGTACACTTTCCGTACGTGCAATCATCTCAGCACGATAATCATTATTGAGTATATCGTCGAGTCTTGACACAACGTCACCCTTTGACTGTCCTGTGCTCAGTCCGTTCTTTACTATTTCAAGAATCATGTTCTTTGTAGTCTCATTTAGATCGCCTGCTAACTTAGAGGAGTAGTCGTGTACTGCTTTCATTGCGCTCGTGGTGTCTACTGCATGGTTTGAGGTATACCCTGTTTCATTCTCAATACTATTTACTCCATATAAGAAGAGAGCAAGAAGAAGGGGAGTTAGAACTGTACTTAGTTTATTATCTTCCTCTGCCCACGTGTCCTCGTCAGTAAAATCAGATTCGTCAAAGTCATCATCCATTTCATCCCCTTGTAGTTTATGAAGATACACTAAGAAAGGCAGACGTTTATACTGAGCCTCGAAGAATTCCCGCATACGATGTTTAAGGTTTGCAGTCTTACGAATAAGCTTTGAGAATAGTTCTGGGTTTTTCTTGTAGATCTTTGCGTACTCCTCACCTTTTATATTGTGTTTAAGAAGAAACACATCGGCCTCAAGCGCGAGTAGTTTTAACTGTTCAAGGTCAAGCTCCTGTAGTTTTAGACTTGATGACTTCATTTATTTTATCTCTAAACTTCATAATGTCTTCTATCTCTTCTTCCGCTTGGGTCTTCTCTTCTGGTTTTACCGGGGCAGGTTCTACAATAGGCTTTCCAGTCTTAGGGTCTATGTTTCCTTTGTTCTGCTGGTTTTGCTGTAGAAGTTGCATCTTTTGATCGCTTTCTTTTTGTTTGTCGTCTTCTTTCTTTTGTTTTGCTTCATTGAATGCATCCTCATCTATATCAGGAAGATTCATAACAGAACGCAGATAAGACACAGTATTGAAATCACTTATCTCTACTCCTGCGCCACTTAGCTTTTGAAGAGCATCAGCAAGCTGTGCAAAGTCAATAAATCCTACCTTACTTGCAGTTAGTGTTGGGTACTCTTTAACTTTATAATTGAAGTCTACTAATTGATTAATAGAACTCTGCATTACTTCTTGTACATGTTTCTTTACTGCCTCTTCTGAAAGAAAGAACAAGTCAGACTGTACTCCTCCCACAGCTTTTGATCCTGATCCTTTTGCAGCACCCAACTCAAGGAACTGTGCAAGCACTGACTTTGTTATTTGTCTATCGTGGTGTTCTACAAAGTTGGCAGGGTCTTTGACTGTTCGGGCCATCATGTCCATAAACCCTATCTCCCATCCCATTGGAACCTCTAAGTATTGCTCTTCATTAGCTCTAATGTTTCTCATGAGCTGGCGCGTAAACTCTATATCTATGGGAGAAGCGCCGTTTGGCTTTTTAAAATAAGGAATACCAAGTCCTTGTCGCTCTTGAGCTAGAGCATCTATTTTGTAGTAGCCCTCTTTAAACCACCAGTGCTTATATGCTGATCTGAATAGTGATACACCTTCATAGTTTTCACCTTCTTGCTCATTGATGAATAAAGAAAGTTTCCATCCTGGTATCTCAACACTCCCTCCTTGAGGCAGGATTTGTTGTATGCCGAACTGTCGCTCATCGCCATCCCCTATTTCCCATCTGTATATTGTTTTAGGAAGTCGTGGAGCCCATTTTCTCCATCCTATCTTTCCCTCGTCGGTGTACTCAAAGACCTTTTCAAATACATACGATCCATAGCGAAGGTAGGCTAATATTTCCCGCAGTAGAGAAGTCCATGATCTGAACTTATTTTCGAATATCTGTTTATTAACGAAGTCTGATATCTCCTTATCCTCTGCACTGTCTGAGGCAGGCTCTATGTACCAATTTGCTGAAACAATAGGAAGTATTACTGCCAAGTATGCTGCGCGAACCGAGGCATCCCCTTTCCACATCTGATCGTAGATATCTACCCTTTGTCTGCCTACTAAGCTATTATTGTAGTCTGTTTGAGTAAGAAAGCCTCTGAAGATGTATGTACCTGATCCTCCGAGCTCGTTCATTCCCTTGATATCTGCAAACTGTGGCTCAGGGTTTGGCGCAGGCTGTGCTAGTGTGGGTTGTATGACAGAAGGCTTTTTTTCATCCATAGTTTATTCTATAACGACTCAGACTTTTTGACAAATTCCTCATAATGAGTATTCACAAAGCCGAAAACAGATCGTATGTCTCTTAAGTTTACATTCTCTTTTATAATCATAGTACTCATTGTATTTCTATGCACACCAAAGTACTCTGCTAATTGTTCAATTGTTACTATTTTTCTGTTTTTCATATGTTATTGTGCAAAAACCCCGGGTTTATGCATAAGGCCAAAGCTAGAACACTCTCTCTCTTACCCCTGAAACAAGCGATACATGAGCTTTAGGTGCAATTGTTACTACTCCGCCTATTGGTTGATAGAGCGCTGTTTTGATTGCTATCTTTGTTCCATCAGCCTGATCATCATAGCTTCCCGTAGGCAAGGCTAACAACTCATCAGTGTACTCTCTTATCCATGGCGCATTCTCAGGAAGTAGTACTTGAAATCGCTCGAAGTAAGGCCCTAGCTCTGTTTGAAAGCTTTCTATCTTGTTCTTTATAGCCTTAACCTCAATGATCGGGAGTAAGGTTGTCTGCATAAGTGTTTGTATAGTGTCATACTGAAACGCTACTGACTCTATACCTATTGCAAAAGGTCGAGCATTAAGATAAAACTCTGCTCCAGGTGTCCAAACCCTATACTTTGTATAAAAATCTTTCACCTGGTTTAAGCGCTCTGCAAACTGCCATCTTCCCCGCCATCTGTCTATAATGTATATCTGCATCTTCCCATCAGGCTCTGTGTGTATACCGATCATCACGCCTACTGTGTAATCGCTCTTCTCCATGTCCTTTGCAACAGATAAATCCCAGCCTTGATAAAGCTGTAGATCAGGCGGAAGCGAATGGTAGTAGCGAATCTGATTACTGCTTACTATTGTGCCTAAACGATCAAAGGGAATGTTCATGTACTCTTTTAACCAGAAGCGCTCTCCTCCTTCTTGTGGGTTTGAGAGTATATTCTCTTTTACCTTCATCAGATCATCCCATGTATATAGATCAGGAGAGAGTACTTGCTTTCTACTTTCATTCAGAATAGCTGGGAGAGTTAAACGGTAGAAGTTGTTAGGAAGAGATTCATACAGATCGTCCTTGCGCTGTGCTGTGCCTATTCCTATTATCTTTTTTACTGTTGACTCCTTGCCGATCATAGGAAGAATATCAATATAAAACTTTTCTATAGCCTTTTTGTTCTGCTCGTCTGAGTAGATAACACTTTTATCAATAACGTCATCCAATACGATAATATGTGGATGTTTTCCTACCGTGCCCTGCTTCCATGAAAGAGGCTGGATCACTGTGCCATCCTTGAGCACGATCAAATCATTCTTTAATGACAGAGCATCATCAAGCTCTAGTCCGTAGTAGAGAATAGGGTTATCCTGTATATTCTTTCTTAGCTTTCGGAGTTTTTCTATTGCCATATCAATGGAGTGGTGATAATAAGATATTTCAATAGGATATTGTCTGATAAATATCTGTTTAAGAAGGTAGATTAGAACTGTAGATGTTTTAAGAAAGCCTCGCGGAACCTTAGTCATGGAGTTTGGATGTTTATCCCACACATCTTCAAATACCTCCTGTAAGTCTGTAGCATGCCATCCTTCGCGTTGTGCCTCAGCATCAAAGTCATATATATAAGTCTGAGCAAACTCTTTTAATGTTGTTCTTCTTACGCATTCCTTTTGAGCAGCGAACATTGTGGCTACTTGTTTAGGATTTTTACTGAGGAACTCACTACGCAGAGCCTCATTATCTACAAAGTCCGTGTTCATGTTCATATAGTTTGTGCAGGCAATTCATCTATATCCTCAGCTGCCTCTTCAAGTATGTCTGCATCCTCTATTCCTTTACTGGCAAGCATCATCATCTTCATCATAGCCTTGAGAGCTTTAGCCGTGAGTAGTGGCTCAGGCAATATAGCTTTGCCTCCTGAGGTTAGATCATGCTTATCAGTCCAGCCGTATCTATTCTTCATATTAAATATCCATATAGAGGGGTGAGCAAACTTCATCTTTTCATCCCCTGCTGCAAGGTGTATTCCTAGGTTACTCCAGAACAATCTACCCTTACGCTCTGCTTGCTCTATCTTTTCGGTGTCAAAGTCCTCGGGGTATGTATGAAGATACTTTCTAAACGTCTGCATATCACAAGGCACAAACTCTTCTTTAGCGAGTCCCTGTTCCATGTGTTTACAGTAATCATCACATAAAGCTTTTCTCTCTTCTGGAGTCTTAAACTTTAAAGCAAAGTTATTTCCTTTTGTGTGTCCTTTTATGCTTGACATATATTAAATAGCAGGAGTTATTGTTTGCCATTCATTCTCCTTACCAATGAACTTTGCATAACGCTTTCTTATAACATCACTGTATACAGGCGCTATTTCCATCATATAGCACGTTCGTTTCAGTTGTTCACATGCTATGAGAGTTGTGCCACTCCCTCCAAATATATCCATGACTATTTCTCCCTCTCTACTACTATTTATTATTGGACGTGAGAAAAGCTCAACTGGTTTCATGGTTGGATGCTCTTTGCTTACATTTGGTTTGTTTATTTCCCATACTGAAGATTGAGTTCTATCACCATAAAACTTATGAGTTTCATCTTTCTTCCAGCCATAAAATAAAGGTTCGTGTTGGAATTGATAGTCACTATGCCCAAGTACTATTGTGTTCTTTTTCCATATAATCTGCTGTTTAACCATAAATCCACTATCAAAAATACTCATCATCATCATCATCATCATCTCTCCTCCTTGCGAACTCGCTGAGTAGAAACTACATCCATTTTTTGTGAACGT